GATAATGAGTCGCTGTCCATTTCAGCTTGCCAGATACCGGCAATGCGCCAGAACAGTATTAGTGTTGCTCGTGAAGCAGAGTAGTTGTTACTGAACTTCATCAACACAACTTCCAGCAGTATACCAACGCTCGATGCAATGTGTGACGCAAAAGCGTCTACAAAACTATCGAACGAATCACCGGGTGAGGAGTTGCTAAATGCGTTTAACTTACTACCCTTGGTGAGATTACCTATAATCAAGCTGCCTGGGTTACTCAACGTCGCTTCGGGTGCTACCTGCCACTCAACAGCCGGTCCTTGAGCCGCTTCGATTGCTTCAGGCAAACCACCTGCCTGAGTACCAAACATCTGAGCCGCTGGGCCAGCACTGGTGTTTTGTCGTATAAGCGACTCAAGAGGATTAGTAGCATCCTCATCATCTGACGGTTCAACACAAGCTACAATATTACTCTGATTAATTGCTTTCTTGATCGTAGCAGCACTGAAATCGGTTATGTTCTCAAACTCCTGAATTGCATGAGCAATCCGTGAGTATCCGCGCCCTTGCCCTGCGTAATCCGGTCGGTACCCATGCAACATACCAATACGACCGCCGGGCAAGACCCGCTGCAACGTGATGTCCTTGTAGTTGCCATCTAACTGTTTTACCCACACTTTATATCCGGTTTCACGGCCACGCTCATCACGGATTATGCCGTCATCACCACCCTGGAAACCATAGTTAGTGGTAAAAGCATCACCCCGTATCTGATCAGGATCAATGAAGTCAAACTGAAGAGGGTTCTGTAATGAGGGGTCGCTATCGTAGTAGAGGCGTGTAAAAATATCGTTGTCCCGTTGCTGGAAAACCTGATACATGCGCTGATATTGATAGAAATTAATATTACAGGCGCGGTGCTGATCCTTATTCATCGCCCATAGGTGAAAACGTGTCTCGAAATCACGCGCCCACTGTTCAGCCTGTTCCCTGGTGATTCCAAGCATGTCATGATTGGGGGTCATTTCAAGCATCAGCCCGGTATCCACAACTGAGTCGGCAAAGCGTTCTACGATACTCCGCGCCTGGACGCTATCTTGCATGGCGTTACGCGCATTGCGACGTGCTTCAGCGTGGTTGATATAATCCTGACGACCGGTTGACGACAAACCACCCGGCCATTTAGAACCACCCCTGTCACGGACAATATAACGCGACTCGCTGTATGCTTGGGGTTTAAAATAGTTTTTAATACGGTCTAATAAACCCATTATAATCTCCGTCGAAGGGTCATGCTAACCAGACCACCACCATTCAGTCGGTTATAAAGTCGGTTGATTTCTGTTTCGATTTCTTTGATTTCTTTGGAAATTTCGGCGGGTTTTCGGCGGGTTACGGCTTGTTTGCCCTCTCCCGTATCAATGAGATAGGACATCGCTTCAGCGTTCTGAAGGGACGACAGGTAGGAAGCATTAGCAGCATCTAACTGAGCCTGTTTTACGGCTATGGCTAACTCTATCTGTACTCGTGTCATAATGGTACAGGATAATAGAGGCTTAATAACGCTATGTCAATAAATTTATCACACTCTCCGTGTTTGTTGTTCCATCAGGTTCAGGACCATCGAATGGGTGATCTTACTCAGTTCAATGTCCGGTGTACCACCCTGTTTCGCCGCCGCCCTCATGCCTGATACCCTGGCGTCAAGGTACACGTCACCAGCACAGAGAGCGTAGACCCTAATATCCAGCGGCTCATTGCGACGACCACCGTTATGGAACGAACCGTCCACCCGCTTTTCTTCTGAAACCAATCCTGAGAAGTATTTTTGCCCCCTGGTGCGTGGAAAGTTACAGAAACCGGGCTTTTGTGGCTCTATGTCGCGGCGGGTTATTTTTAACTCATTATAAATACGTGTCTTATAGTGATTGGTGCTGATCTCGTAGAACTCAGCATCACCTCGACGTGCTGAAGTCACACAGCGGTATTTCTTGAAGTTATGTGGACCTGCTTCATCACCTTTTTCATGTTTACGTTTTGCGAGTGCGTTAAAACCTTTGATAGGGAAAGTACAATCCCAACGACTTGCAAAAGCATATACAATATCAGTATAGTTACCATCGCCACTGTCAATAAACACGAGATTAACCGGAAAAACGAAATCGTCTGATCTTTTAAACTGCAATCCCGTCTCAACGGACCATTCATATAGCGACTCCCAGGCACCTTCATATGCACTCCTTGTTGTCTCACCCTCAATGACCTTGTATAGTATTGACCATGTGCGGAAACCAGCACCATGACCCAATACCTCAAGCTCAACACGAGGGGGATTAAGTGGGTCGTTTGCACTACCTTGCTGTACGTCGATACCCATCGTGAGAAATAGTACGCCGTCAGGTACTTCACCCTCGTTATACTCACCACGTAATTCGATTACGTTTTCTACTTTGGGGCGACTACCAATCTCTTTGTAAGGCATACCCAGATACAAATTGACAAAAGACTGCATACCACCGGACTTGTTCTTTGCATCAAGATACTTCTGATACAGCTCGTACCATGACAACATACCGACAGGTGAATACATGGACGATATGTGATATGACCTGTGGCCCTTGTCTGACGCTGTGGCGGTAGCTTCCCACTCACCAGCGTTGAGCATCACGGTTTTGTGATGATTGAATATCTTCCCGCTACAATCTTCACACTCGTACCACACTGATTCTAGTTGTCCGTTCTTCATCTCATGACGAAGCTGCCTGAACTCAAGTACAAACATGGTACCACAGTGTGGACAAGGTACTTTATATTTACGACGATCACCGGACTCGTAGCACTCACGGATTAAACTTTCATCCCAAGTAGTCGGTGTACTAAAGCGCATGACCTTCTTACGAGCACCCCAAGCATTGGTACGACCCATTGCTACGTCAACCCAATTACCCTCACCGGTTTTAAGTAGTCGCGGCGCTCCGTCCACCTCGTCAAGTATTAACACTCGCTTACTGTCAGAACGTAAACCACTGGCTGACTGTGCGCTTGCCATGTCCAGATTACCACCGATGTACTGTTTGCTGTACATCTTGTCACCAATGCGTCGTGACTTAGCGTTAGTAACCTGTGCGAATATCTTATCACGCATACCGATACTATCTATCAGCGGGTCAAGTCGTTTACTTGTCCATTTCTCAAGTAGTCCATCAGTAGCAGTCACATACAATATCTCAGACGGATTTGCATCCATCCAATACCCTATGACGTTCTCAGCACCAGCCGTCAAACCGAGCTGAACACCCTTCATGACATCGGTAATAGTCACCGGTTCGTAAGGTGACATATTATCCATGATCTCTTTCAGGTATGGTGTGCGTGAGTTTTCCCAAAAACCAGGGAAAGGTGTACCAGGGGGCATGATTCGTCTACCCTCCACATACTCGGATATGAATAGTGGGGGCATGGTGGTAGGCTTGAGGTTGTTCTGATCTATGAGGAACAATGAATCACTAATCATTACTGTTCAAGAACTCATCAATAATATGTTTAATATGTGCTAATGATTTTAATATTTCACCGTCAATGCGTTGTTCAACCATCAATATCATACTCGGATCATCAATACCCATCAATCCAGCGACTTCAGGTGCTATCTTACTACCAAGTGTACGCAACTCCTGTACATCAACCTGATATATCTTACCGAACAACGTCTTGACTATCGTTCGTTCGATCAGCTCACCACGTTTCTGTTGACGTTCCACGCGAGTCTTGAGCGCCGACTCGATCTTTTGTACTTTCTGAACATCAGCATAACTCATGCTCTGTATGTTGCTGGCATTCAGTAGACGAGTCAGCGCCTCGGTACCATCTAACTCGTCGATATCTTCAACAGCGGCGACCGGTGCTGGTGTCTCCTTGCGACGTTTCGCAAACCAGCTTGCATTGCGCGGGTCGGCGTCGTCTATCTTGCCTGGACCCGCAGCATACAAGTGTCCCTTACGCATGAGAGCATAAACGGCTTGTCGTGAAATACCTAATTCTGAGATTTTAATTATTGCCATAGAATTATCGAGCAGACCTTATAAGCGACATAACACATGCTCAAAAAGACAACCACTAAAAACCATGGATATCCGTTCCCATCCCTTGGACTGTTGGCACCAAGACTCATTTCACACCCCCATTATTTACTTGGTACACAAATTGTATGTTTATAATAATTTTCCGATCTCTGTTTAAACTCTTCGTCGGAACTAGAGTCACCTCTTGCAATAGCTTGCGTTATCTCTACCCTTGCTTTCATACAGGCTTCCTGAGTTTCGAAATTAGCAGTCAGTGATGTTTGTCCAAGGAACACTATGAGTATCCAGTACATTTTTATCTCCTTTCCCAATTTGCACCACAATCAGAACAAACGAATATCCGTTTACTAAATATCCAAAAACGCACCCTGATATACCATCCGTTGTGGTGTTCACATGCCTGCCTTGTGGTTGTATCAGTGTTC